GTTTGAGTAACTTTTTTGACCTTACATATTGATGTTTTTGGAACATGGATACACTTCTTTTTAGTTGCCGTTTTAAATGCTTGCGGTGATTATTTTGGGTCGGCCTTGTGCCGATCCCCTTTTTATTCCTCTAGCGCCCGAAACTTTACGCCTTGCTGTGCGCCAAACATAGATGACAGCTCAATCAGCTCGGTCATTTCTGCCACGCTCATTTTGCTTGTCCTTGCGCCAATAACCACAAACCCGCCCTCAATGCCAGGCACGATCTTTTGTTTTTTCAGTGCGGCAGTTAACACATCTTTCCATTCTTCCTTGTGTAGCTTTTGACCGTACCAGACCACTTGTTGGGCAATGTCCTCAAGGTTTGCCCACATTAGCCGGTTTTGCTCAAGGCTTCTCACTTGATTACCCCAATCATGCGTAAAGCCACATCAGGGCTGTCTACAACCGCCAATGCGCCGCCTTTCCAACTTCCATGCCACCTTAGCTGGTCTTCATTCAAAGACCTCTTAGACGGCGGTTTAAAGCCGTCCTTAACTTCCATAAGAAGGGTTTGGCCTTTATAGCCCACCAGCAAATCAGGTACACCCTTGCCAACACCAGCCAAAGACTGCACCGTAGCGCCAGCCGTTCGTAACGCCGTGACCACCGCCTCTTGATTTGCATCAATTTTTGCCGCCTTCATTGTTCATTCTCCTGCGTAGGTCGTCAGCTTCATCTTTGCCTCGGCGTTTTTCAATATCGTCAATCGTTCTTTGCCACCAAGCGTAGGCTTCTCTCTTGCCAACCGCCTTGATTTTCGTTTCGTACCGCCTGATCCAATCCCTCGCTTCCATCGTCCGCAAGGTCTCCTGTATCTCTAAGCGCTGTTCGGATGACTGATTGGCTAAATTGTTCCCCGTCTTTGAGTCTGGCAAGGATTGAATTGGCAATTTTTCTGTGCTCATGGTTCATTTTAGAATTCTTCCCCGACATCGTGCCAGCTTTTAGCAGGTGTCTTTTTCTCATTTTTATTCCATTGGTGCTTTGAGCACTTAGGTTTTTCGCCATCAGAATGAACTGACCAACGGTTTGGACAACCTTGGACTGAACACATTAAACGCAGTGTGTCATCGAAAGAATCGTCTTTTTGCTGAGTGAACTTAGTTATTGCCATGATATTTCCCCTCCACGATTTTTGCAAAATTGCTTGGTTTGAGTATCCATTCCAAGTCGGCAACAAATGCCCGACCGTCCTTGCTGTTAACCCTGCCGGTCAAAAATCTGGATTTGCCAACAGATTGAAAAAACTCACCCCACCAGTTAAGCACATCAGATGCGGTAATGTCTTGCGCTTGCGCCAGCTCTGCCGCCACCTCCCGCCATCGTTGCCGTAGGTAACCAGCTCTGGTTTCGTTCCAAACCTCCACTCGCCGCATTGTGGGCAGATTCTGGTGGTACAGCTCAATGACTGCCTTGTGGTCACAGCCAGGTAACTTTTTTGCTGATTCAAGTTCACCGTCAGGTGGACATAAAGAGGGTTTTAATTGGTTATTGGTTATTGGTTTATCGTTTATAGTTGCCTTAGCGATGGGTTGCGAGTCGGTAGCCAGTGGGTTCTTTTTGCGTCCACCAAGGCGACCGTTTGCCCTGTTTTTCTCAGCCATTGCGTGATATTGCTCTATAACTGTTTCGCATCGACCATGATGCCAACCTGTCTCAGTTAGCTTAAACATATCTTGCAAAACAGCTTTAACCACTTCGCAATCCAACCGCAACCGCTTGGCAACCCACTGGGTATCCAATGGGATTTGGTTTTCGGTGTCGTAATACATATCCAGAAGTCGGCGGTAGGCCAAATCTTCGTCATTGGATAAATGAGCTGTGGCGGCACGATAGTCGCCAATATTAAATTGAAAATAGTGCATAGAAACCTTACTTCATCGGTCATCTTCACAAAAGAAACATTGGCAGGACGGTGAAGAATCGTCTTTTCGGGAGCTACCCTAGCCACGTTTCAACAAATCTTACACCACAAACCATTGTGGTCGCAAATCTTTCAATCTTCGCAATTGCAGCTCAGGAACAGCAACCCACTGGCAAACCGCCGACCGGCTTATGTTTAAAAGTCGCGCAAGCTCAGCCTGTGAGCCTGCCAACTGGGTTAATTGCTGTTTTGTCATGCGGGCATTGTAAAGGTAGATTAACAATTTAGCCACATTAGGGAAAACACCTAGACAATTATTGTTTAGTTAGCTTAACAATGCATTCATGCCCCAGCAATTTCGCATAGGGTCTTTTAGGAGTAAATATGAAACACATCGAAACACTGCCTTACAACGATGCTCGCATCATGGTCAGAAGCGGTTTAGATCATCTGCAAGTCAAGCACTTTGACATGACCGAAATGATGGATTGCTATTTTTGCCCAGTAACCGGCAACCTCTGGCATTGCTACCTTGGTCAAGTTGACCTTTTCAACATCCTTGCCGACACCGTGATTGCCCAGCTTGAGCGCGAATATGCGCCTTTGATTGAAAGAAACGACTATGTTTGATATTGAGAAATACAAAAAACCCACCGATTGGGCGCAGGTTGCCCTCTGGATTGTTTCGGTAGCCGCTATTGTGGTAGTTTTGTTTGACCTTTTTGTTTGGAGACCGTAATGAGATACGCATTTTTATTGCTGGCGTTGGTCGGTTGCAGCCACTTCACCGAAACAAAACTTACCGAGCAAGAGCTGATCATGGACAAACAAATCCAGCCAATGGGCAGAAATGAGGTAATAGACGCAATTAAGCAGTGCGAAAAGAATGGCCTCAGAGCCATCACGATTTACGGTAAACGCAAGATCAATGGTTACACCGCCGAAACACTGGTGGATGTCACCTGTGGCCCAAAATTTTATTAAGGAGACAACATGAAACAAATTGCAACAGCATTGGTCAAGGCGCAAAAAGCCTTTGGCCCAGCTCTTAAATCTTCCACAAATCCACATTTCAAGTCGCGTTATGCTGATCTGGCTGCTTGCGTGGAGGCCGTCATTACCGGCTTAAACGACAACGGCATAGCCCTAATCCAAAAATGCTATGACTGCGAAAACGGCGTGATGGTGGAAACCATGTTTATCCACGAATCAGGCGAAATGCTGGAATGCGGCATTCTGCACGTTCCCGCCAGCAAACAAGACCCACAAGGTTACGGCTCTGCCCTGACCTACGCCAGACGCTACAGCTTGATGGCTGCTTGCGGTATTGCCCCAGAAGATGACGATGGCAACCACGCCAGCCGCAAGACCGAAATCAAGTCCACGGTCAATGAAAACCAAATTCTTGACCTGATGGCGGCAATGGATGAAGTAAGCACCCTCAAAGAGCTACAGGAAGCCTATAAAGCGGCGTACAAGGCCACAAACGGCGAACAGGCATGGCAGGCTAAGGTCATTGCCAAAAAAGACGCTAAAAAAGCCATGTTGGAGGGCAAATGAATAACCCACCAGCATTTCCAAGTAGTAATGAAGTAACGCTTAACGATTGGGTAAGCAGTGGTCACAGCGGCATGACATTGCGGGATTATTTTGCGGCAAAGGCTATGCAAGGAACGCTTGCTGGATTGCTTGCCTATGGTCACGACATCATGTGCAATTACATTGCTGAAGATGCATACAAGCAAGCAGACGCAATGATGAAAGCGAGGGAAGAATGAAACACGAAATATCCCTTGAAACTTTAATGCTTGCAAAACAAGCAATTGAAGAACTATTAGAGTTTCAAAAAATGACCGCCGCAAAAGATACGGGTGTTTTTAATATGACTTCTGATATGCGTAGACGCGCTTACAAAGCTGCCAGCCAGATTGAGTTAGCAACATTTATTCTTTTAAAACAAACAACTTTGGAGGTTACAAATGGAACAGGGAACGGTTGAATGGTTTGCCGCCCGATGCGGCAAGGTCACCGCAAGCCGTGTGGCTGACATCATTGCCAAGACCAAGACAGGTGCAAGCGCCAGCCGTGAAAACTACGTTGCCCAGCTTGTTTGTGAACGCATGACCGGCAAGCCTGCCGAGTCTTACAGCAATTCAGCCATGCAATGGGGTACAGACACTGAGCCTTACGCTCGGGCAGCTTATGAGGCCAGAATGGACATCTTAGTAACCGAGGTGGGTTTTATCGACCACCCTTGGATTGCCATGTCTGGCGCATCACCTGACGGTTTAGCTAATGAGGGAATGGTGGAAATCAAATGCCCAAACACTGCCACGCATATCCAGACCCTGTTAGACCGCAAAGTACCTGAAAAGTACATAACGCAAATGATGTGGCAAATGGCTTGTGCCGACCGCCCTTGGTGCGACTTTGTTTCATTCGATCCACGTCTTGCAGAAAGACATCAGCT